TGAGGCTGAGGTTGAGGCTGAGGTTGAACCCAGCAAAGAGCTGCACCTCAAGCGACTGTCCTTCAAAGGGAAGATGATCCAAGCCACCTGTCAGGAAAATCCGCGTCGTGCGGGCACTGGTGGGTTCAAGTCAATGCAAATTCTCATTGACGCTGCTGGCCCAATTAGCTATGCGAAATTCCTTGAAGCTGGTGGTCGTCGTCAGGATTTTGCTTGGGACTTGAAATACGACAACCGAGTACAAATTGTCGACTGAACTTTTAGGGGAGGGCTACGGCTCTCCCCAATTTTTAACAGCGGAGATGGGATGTGTACTCAAACAGTAAATTAAGAAATGGCAACTTTGCAAGAGTGTGGGGATGCCCTAACTGCTACGCTGATATTTATGAGGGGTTCGATCACGGATATGAGTTTGCTGTAAAAGAAAACACCTGCCCCGATTGCGGTCACGTTGCACAACCAGCTACGGATTAGGAATTCTGCTATGAAAATAGACATAATATCAGAGGACATAGTTGTTGAAGAAAAGCACATTGCAAGATTGTGCTGGGAATTATCCAGATCCCCTGATGACGAAACACCTCTTGATACAATTCTTTCGATTGATGCCCCGGTCAACGAAATTCCCTCTTTTGTTCTTAACATAGAGTGCACAATTTTAGACAGGGAAATTTTTGCCTCATTTCGTGATCATGTTATGTGGGCAAGGACATCAAGAGTTGACTCGCCTTCTGAATTTAAGACCTTTCCATATTTTAATAAGTACAAACGTGATATCAAATCAATTCGAAAATCAATTGACGAAAAGGTTAAGTCTGGAATTATCCAAGACGAATATCGAATGTTGATTCCTTTGTGCTCAAACACATCATTTAGCACAAGAATATCTTGGCGAGGATTGATAAAGATATATAAATTTTATGAGCATTTGTCTGAAATTGATAGTTATTTTAGCAATGGATTAAAGGAACTTGATGAAAAATTCTCTCTTGCAAAATACGCAAAGAATTACAGTTTTGCAGACGTCCTCCCTTCAATTCTGCCAGGCCAGGAAGTCTCTGAGAAAAGTGGGCCAATAATAACTGTGTTCCAGAGAATGCCGATTGCTCTTAGGGCACAGGTGGTCCGGCACAGAAATTTTATAATTCACGACAATCTTAAAAACATAATTACGTCTGGGGATTGCTGGGCAAAACCTATTGGTGATAAGATGGATGTTTCAATCTCTGCATCTGCTGAATTTTGGAAAACAGTCGTGAACAAAAGGCAATGCTGGATTGCACAATATGGAATTTGGTCTGGAATAATACAGGAGGCCCAAAAGTTTCTTGATATTGGTGAGCAAGACTTGCCTTGTGCGGAAGGCTTCTGCCCCTACACTCGAGATGCTGAGATTAGGCACACTGATGATGATCCAGGTGCACCGTGCCCTATTCACAGTAAATTTTCCGGAATGCCAGTTGATAAAAAGTACCTTCCTTCAATAATGAAGGAGGCAAGCTATAGACCTGATTTCTGGCAAAAACACATAAATGATATGGAGGTTTCAAATGCTTAAGATATATTTAGCTGGGCCATTTTTTAATGACAAGCAGATAGATTTCATCCAGAGAATTGAGGATGAATTTGATAAATATGGCTTTGATTATTTTTCGCCAAGAAAAAGTGGTGGAGTAATATCTCACCTATCCCCAGAGGACAGGACCAAGGAATCAAAGAGAATTTATGATAGCAATGTTAGCGAAATGTTAGATGCTAATGTTCTTTTCGCGATCATAGATGGTCGAGACACAGGGACTGTTTACGAGATGGGATACTTTAAAGCTCTCTCTGATCACCTTAAATATAAGAGTGTAAAGTCAGAGAAAGACCTTAAGAGATATTCAATAACTTGCACCAATGAGAATTTTGGCCTTAATATAATGCTAAAGGAATCTGTTGATGCGCATCTTGTTGGGGAGGGTGATCTTAAAAGTTTCTGTGGAATTGCCGCAGGAAATTGGGATGCCCCAGTTGGGAAAGAGAATGATCCAAATTGGAAAGATAATTATGAGCGTAGAGAGAGAATTCTTCGCCAGTTCCAAAATTTTAACCCGGATGTTATCTGATGAACATTGTAAAGCTCTTTAGCGTGTCGCAAAGTTTGGCATCAATAAATCGCTATTCACAAATAAATCTTCTTCACCCAGAGTCTGTGCTTGAGCACACAGGATTTGTTTGTCTTTTTACATATTTAATGTGTGAAGAAATGAATGCTTGTTGTAGTGATGAGGATGATAAAATAGACACTGGGGTTGCCCTAGAAAGAGCAGCTTTCCATGATGTTGATGAAGTTGTTACAGGTGATATTCCAAGGCCAACAAAATACTTCAGCAAGGAGTCGGAAAAAATATTTAATGAAATTGCCGAACAGGGAATCGGTCAAATAATAGAAGAGCTTGATGTTGATAGCATCTCAATTACTGAGACAAATTGGGAGAGCTCTATTGGTTTGAAAATAAAGAAAAATTGGAAGAGATCCAAGAGTGGACCGGAGGGAAGTATTGTTGCCCTTGCTGATCTTGCAGCTGTTGTTTATAAAATTTGGGAAGAGGTTGTCTTGCTTGGGAATAGAAAGTTGATTCTCCAAGGAAAGCAAGTTTTTGGATATATTAATGAATTTGAAAATTTATTAGAGAAGATGGATTATTTATCTGATAACCAAAAAAATATTATTTCAAGCGTAATTTTCCAGCTTTTAGAAATTATATATGAAGTCAAAAAGTCAGAAGACCCATTGGCTGGAACTCTAGAATCACTTAAAAATCCAAACGCCAATCCGGAGGAGTAAGCCCATGGCAATAAGATTAATTGGAAATGATATTGAAATTGATGGCGAGAAAGTGGCAAGAGTCCTCGACATCAGAAAAACTCTTTTTTATCAGCTTGAGGCTTACATAGACAAAGCAGATGCTTATGATGATGTTGATGAGAGCCACTCCAAGTTGGCGTCTGAATTGAAAGAGATAGAAGAAATTACTAAGGAGGATGTAAATATGGCATTTTCTCGTGGCTATAGGGAGGGTAAATCAGATGCCAACTCCGATTGAAAATATGGAAGAAGCCATAAAAACATTTAAGGAAAGAGAAAAAGTTTATGGTGTTAGAGGTTATGAACAACAAGGGAGAGTTATTAAAAGTCTTTTTCCAACTGGGATTAAATTAGAAACAGAGGAAGATCATAATAGATTTTTTCTTTTGTCTATGATTGTTGTTAAACTTTGTCGGTATGCAAATAACTTAGATAAAAAAGGTCATCAGGATTCTGTACATGATATGGGTGTTTATTCATTTATACTTGAATCATTTGATAAGGGGCATAAAAATGATAATAATAACAGGGGCTGAATCCAGTCTTGGCTCTGAAATTTCAAAAGGATCAAAACAAGAGATATATAATATTAGCGGAGAGATAATAAGAAGTGGCAAAAAAGCCATAGACAAAGCAATAGAAAAATGTGCAAGGGAAAATGTTGAAATTTCTGGCGTCATAAATAATTTTGGAATAAACCATTTGAGTTGGATTGGCCAGACAGAAGAAACTGATGAGGAAATAATTATTGTAAATTCAATTGCCCCCTATTGGGTTGTGAATAAAATGGTTGACATTGGAATCTGCCCTAAAGGTGGAAAAATAATAAATATTGCGAGTGCAGCTTATAGAACCCCAATGCGATGCACAAGTCTTTACTGCGCAAGTAAAGCTGCACTTGTTCAGATGACAAAAGTTATGGCGAGAGAACTATCCCCAAAAGGTTGGGTTGCCAATTGCATAGCTCCAGGATTTATGCCAGAAACAAGGATGGCAGAGCTAACAAAAATACAAGTTCTGAAATTAAGAGAATGGACAGAAGAGGAGGCGAAAAATTATGAAAATTCTCTCATACCAATGGGGAGGCCAACTTCAACAAAAGAAGTTGCAGAAGCAGTTTGGAAACTCTGGGAAATGCCAGATTATGTTAATGGTGCTGTTATTGATGTTATGGGTGGCTCATGATAGTGTTTGACCTTGAGACCACTGGCCTCCCACTGGCTGATGGTGCTGATTTAAATCTTCAGCCACACATCACTGAATTTGGTGCGATAAAACTTGATGAAGATTTGAAAGAAAAAGATGTGCTTGAATTCCTTGTCAATCCTGGAGTGCCTCTTGATCCTAAAATAACCAAGATAACTGGCCTGACAGATGATATGCTGAAAGACCAGAAACCATTCATTGCTAGACTAGATCAAATAATTGATTTTTTTCTTGGCGAGAGAATTCTTGTTGCTCACAATTTGCCATTTGACAGAGCCATTTTAAAGTTTGAGCTGGAGCGTGTTGGTAGGATTTTAAGTTTTCCGTGGCCACCAGAGCACATATGCACAGTTGAAGTTGGCGAAACAGTTTGGAATAAAAAACGTAAACTTGGCGATATCTATCTCGAGGTTACCGGGCAAGAGCACAAAGGTGCCCACAGGTCAATAGCTGATGTGCGTGCACTTATTGAAATTGTCAGGTGGTACAAGAAAGAGGACCATATGAATGCTTAATTTGAAGCTACGCACAGAATATTCTTTTCGCAATGCTTATGGGCCAATTAAAAAAGTTATAAGTGCCACAGAAGGCGATGCCATAGGGATCTGTGATGCTGGCACATGGGGGCATGTGGCGTTCAGGGATGCTTGCAAGGATGAGGGCAAGAAACCTATATATGGTGTTGAAATCGCTTTTGTTGATGATGCAAGGTCAAGAGAAAAGCAGCCGCACAATTTAATTTCATTCCTCGCCAAGAACAATGATGGCTTGAGAGAGATCTACGAGCTTGTCACCAGATCTACAGATAATTTTTATTATATCCCTAGGCTTGATTACTCCGATCTTTTTGATATATCAGAAAATATAATAATGCTGTCAGGGGCAAATCCTAACTGGGGCATGCTCCCAACAACGCATAAGGACAATCTTTATATTGAGATTGGCCCAATGAGCACAAAAAAGTGCCTAGAGGCTATAAATAAAGGCTTCAAGCCAGTAGCTGTGAGTGATAATTATTATCCTAGCACAACAGACAAAAAAGTTTACGAAGTTTTAACTGGGCGCAATCGCCAATCAAGAACCAAGCCTATGCACATTCTTAATGAATGGGAGCTTAGGTCTGTTGTTAAATGGCTTCCTGATGAGGCTATAACCAACACCTACGCCATTGCCGACCAGTGTGACGCAGACCTGCCCCAAGCACAAATGATTCGCTTCAGGGCCAATGAAACGCTTGAGAGCTGGTGCATAGCTGGAGCTGAGAAATTAAAAATTGACCTGACTAACAAGGAATACAAGGCGCGTCTTGAGCGCGAGCTGGGTTTGATAAAAGAAAAAGAATTTGAAGATTACTTTTTTGTTATTGCTGATATGGTTGAATATGCAAGAAAACATATGCTTGTTGGCCCAGCACGAGGATCTTCCGCTGGCTCACTGGTTTGCTACTTACTGGGAATAACGAATGTTGATCCTATAAAGCACAATTTGCTCTTTGAAAGATTTATTGATATATCAAGAGCGGATCTCCCAGACATTGACATTGATTTTCAAGACGACCGCAGGGAAATGGTTTTTGAATATCTTCGAAATAAATATGGACCGGAGAAAGTTGCACACCTCGGAACAGTCAGCAAATACAAGGCAAAATCAACCATCACCGAAGTTGCAAAGGAATTGGGAGTGCCACAATGGGAAGTCAATGATCTTAAGGGTGCAATTATTGAGCGTAGTGGTGGTGACTCAAGAGCAGCATTCTGCATTCTTGATACATTCAATGAGCTCGATGTTGGAAAGGAAATACTCAAGAAATATCCACAAATGAAAATAGCATCAGAGATGGAAAATCACGCTCGGCATAGTGGCGTCCATGCCGCTGGTATTCTTGTTACAGAAGAGCCAGTGCACAATTATTGCTCTGTGAGCAGCTATGGTGGTTCAGCGCAGATAGACAAATACGATGCAGAGAAATTAAATCTTTTAAAGATTGATGCCCTTGGCTTGCGAACACTTAGCGTCTTGCAAGATGCCCTTGATCAAGTTGGTTGGGAGCGAGAAGAATTAATAAATTATCCATTAGATGATAAAAGTGCATACAAAATTCTAAACGACGAAAAATATGCTGGAATATTTCAGTTTGAAGGTTATGCTCTGCAATCTGTTACAAGGCAGATGAAGGTGCATGACTTTGAAGACATTGCTGCTATAACAGCTCTGGCTCGCCCCGGACCGCTAAACTCTGGTGGCACAACCGAATATATAAAGCGCCACACTGGTGCAGCACCAACGGAATATTTGCACCCAATGGCAAAAGAAATAACCAAAGTGACTCATGGCGTTGTAGTTTACCAAGAGCAAGTTATGCAAATTGGCAGACAAATTGGAAAATTATCTTGGGAAGATAGCACAATGATTCGCAAGGCAATGAGTCGTTCTCTTGGAACAGAATTTTTTGATCGTTTCTGGCAAAATTTCAAAATAGGTGCAGAAGAAAATGGCATTGAAGAAAGTGAGGCAAAGTATATATGGGATCACATTAACACTATGGGCAGTTGGGCATTTAATCGTAGCCATGCTGTCAGTTATGGGATGCTTTCTTATTGGTGTTGTGTTCTTAAGCACAAGTTTCCTTTGGAATTTGCCGCAGCATGCTTGCGCAATGTCAAGGACGATTCGCAAGGTGTTAAGCTCCTCAGGGAAGTTGTCAAGGAGGGAATGAAATACAAACCATACGACAAGTTCAGATCCCTTGAAAATTGGTCTGTGCAGGATAATGAATTGATAGGTGGATTGATAGGAATAAAAGGAATAGGTCCAAAGATGTCAGAGGACATAATCCGCAGGAGAACAATGGGAGAGGCTCTTACCCCTCGGCAGGAAAAATTACTTGACAATGGCTCAACACCGTATGATGACATATTTGAGTGCGAACGTCGCTGGGGCCACATCAAAAAAGATCCGAGAGCGCACAACATCGTTTCTGACATAACAGACATCGTTGACCTTGATGGGGACAATCCTGGAATGTTTGTATTTTTTGGCAAGCTAGTTGAAAAGAATTTAAGAGACATGAATGAGGTTGGCAATTTGGCCAAGCGTGGTGGCCGGAGAGTTGATAAAAATAATCTCTGGCTAAACCTAACTTTTGAAGATGACACAGCGCCAATAATATGTACTGTTGACAGGCACAAATATGATAAGATGGGTAAGCCAATTGTAGAGAGCTCAAGAGATGGTGATTGGTTTTTAGTTAAAGGACATATCAAAAAAGGCTTTCGAAAAATATTTGTTAACAACCTTAGGAAACTCAGTGTTTGAATCAGCACTTTTTTGCCTCGCGCTCAATGTTTATTTCGAAGCAAGAAATGAACCATTCGATGGACAGATTGCTGTGGCGAATGTTGTCATAAATAGAGTGGCAGACCCAAGATTTCCAGATAGTGTTTGTGCGGTTGTTTTCCAGGGGCAAAAAAGGAAAAGAGATTTCTTCCCAATAAGAAACAAATGTCAATTTTCTTGGTATTGCGATGGCAAATCAGATCAACCTAAAAATCAAAAATCATTTCACAATTCTGCCCTCATAGCAAGCAAGGTTATCAATGGTGAGTTCCCGGACACAACCATTGGGGCAACTCATTACCATGCAGATTATATCTATCCTGATTGGGCATCAAGCAAGATAAAAACTGCTAAAATAGGGAGGCATATTTTTTATAAATGGTCAGACAGGGCAAAATA